ATGACTAAAGTACGGGGTTGCATATTTTGCGGCGCACGGGCTGATCTGCTCTGTGACGGTGAGTTGGGGTATATGGGGGTGACGGATACGACAGGCAAAGAACCCCGCTTATGCATCGATATCCAGCAGCGTCTGAAGTGAGACGTTGAAATCTGCCAGGCCTGTGCCACACGTAAGGGGGTAATTCACTTCAAAATGGGGCGCTCCGGGTTCTGGGATTCAACAGACTATTGCCCTGTTTGTCTCCCGCATCACAAAGACGCAAGCACAGGCGAGCTACGCGGCGTTATCATGCCGGATGTGGTGGAGAGCTGTTTGATTGACTAGCCAGCGCTCTCAATTATACTGTACAGATAAACAGTATTTGCGGTGTGAGTTATGGCTTCAAAAGAACTCGGCTATCAAGTCGTCTATCGCGGCGAAACCCTCCCCCATTTCGTAGAGGGCGGCTGGGTGTTCTTCCAGCGCCTAAAAGAGTACGGCGGCGGCTACTGGCTCGGGCGAACCTATCACGATGTATTCATTCTGGAGTATGATCGACCAACTTCACTCTACGACGGGATATTGTTCATTTTCGAGATGAAGAGAGCAGAACATGGCTACACTGCATTCGATGATGACTTTACCCTTACATAGGATTTGGCTGTGCCATACAAGTTAGGCGACAGCTCGTCAGAAGAACGTTAGAAGGTTCACGTAGTTCCAGTAGTATACAAATGGCACATAAACATACCGGTGTAGGTAGAGGATCAACAGCCTAAATACTTACGCTAATGCTTCAGTGGGCGATTAACTCACTATCGTAGCATTTCTAAGCAATTGCCGTGCCCAGCTTTTATCCAACAGAGGAAGGTCGGTATAATGAAGATTATTTTTAGTGAAACCGGTATTGAAGAAGAACATGAGTTAGGTTTCGAACCGCGTGCAGGGCAAACAATAACTCTTATTCGCGATGGAACAAAGATCGATTACATCATTGATTCTGTATCTGGGCCGATTTACGAAAACGTATGCCAACCAACCATGGTGAGGGTTCGCCTAGCTTGAGCGTCACCTAGTTCACTCCATAACCGCCTCATGGCGGTTTTTTATTGCCAAAAACTAGGAAACTACACATTGATCTTAATGCCAGACGATAACGAGATCCTCGAACGGCTCAGCGCTACCGGATCCACCCCTGATTCAGTTGCAAACCTTCTCCGCTGTGCTGGTTACAAAGGTATGACCGGCATAGCCATACGCAGACGGCTAATCAGGCTGGAAAAAGAAAAGGCTGTTGAGCGCGTTCGCCGCCCAGACATCAAAAAAATCTGCTGGGCACCAACTACCAAATAACGCTTCCCCACCGGACAAAATGAAACCTCGAATTCCACAACGAATCAGCATCAAAGCTGAGGGGGTTCTATGCGCCTATAAGGCTGGCAAAAAGACACCCGCACGAACATACCAGCATAACCACTTAACACTGCCAGTGGCCCGCTGCTGGCGTTTGCTTTCAAAAGACAACGGCCATTCATGGGTAGTTATGAGTCATGAACGGTACAACACACAGATAAGGATCGGAGCATGACCAATTATGAACTCCTGCAGTACCTGATTGCTGACGGTGGTTTTTACATCCGGGATGAGCACATAACCTTGCTCAGAAAAGCCTTCCCTAACGAAAACATCACGCCATCCAGAATATCGGCGTTGCGCTGCTCAATAACCCAGTCCAAGTACGTCACTGCTGAAATCGTCTATATCAGATCTAATATCCGCGCCTTGAAGGTTTTAGCCGTAGATCCTCAGTACCAAACCTATGCCAGGGCCAGGCCAAAAGAAAGCTTCCAGAAAATCACTGATAGCTATCTACGAAGCGAGCCGCCAGAAGTTGTCCGTCACATTCTTCTCGTCCAGCAATTCAACAAGTTACTCGCACCAGTAACCCACCAGCGCGCCTACTAATACCGGAGCATCATCATGAAATTTGGATATAAAAACTTAGCGCACCAGGCTGCTGAGGCGGAACGCCGTGCCCAATATTCCGACGCGGCCAGTATTTGGCTTAAAGCTTACGAGGTAGCTCGCGCCGTCGATGTGGTGTGGGTACAAATCCGCATCGATTTTTGCGTTAACGCGGCATCGCGCAACTGGGGCAGATAACGATGGCCTATCAACTTATCTATGCAGATCCGCCCTGGAGCTACGGCAACACAATCAGCAATGGCGCAGCAGGTAATCACTACAGCACGATGACCATGGCCGATTTAAAACGCCTGCCGGTATGGGCAATCTCGGCACCTGATAGCGTTCTTGCAATGTGGTACACCGGCAATCACAGCCAGGAAGCGATAGCGCTGGCAGAAGCGTGGGGTTTTAGCGTCAGGACGATGAAGGCCTTCACGTGGGTAAAACTGAATCAGCAGGCCGAGCTACGGATCAATAAAGCGCTAGAGCAACAAACCATCTTCGATTTCACCGAATTGTTGGACATGCTGAATGCCGAAACCCGAATGAATGGCGGCAACTATACGCGGGCTAATTCAGAAGATGTGCTGATCGCTGTGCGGGGACAAGGACTGGAACGAGCCAGTGCATCAATAAAACAGGTCGTCTTCAGTTGTCTTGGTGAGCACAGCCAGAAACCGTGGGAGGTGCGTCGCAGGCTTGAGTTGCTCTATGGCGATGTGTCCAGAGTAGAACTATTCAGCCGGGGCGATGCGCCAGGCTGGGATCATTGGGGGAATGAATGCCCAGTAAACAACCTGACGCTGATTCCTGCAGCATTCAGAAAAACCTTCTCCGTAGCACAGCAAGAGAACTACTGAACGAATTCGAATCCCCCACCAACAAATTCACCTTTCGACAGCTACTCGACAAACACGCAGTGAAAATCGCTCCTTATTGGCCTAAGCATCCACCGGCGTGGTTGCGGCTTAACTGTGAGGTTCATAGAGTTCGCGAAGGTAAATAGCCGAGGCATCCAATGTCAGAATTAAATATCAACGATGAGCCATTAACGCTCACCGAAGCGGCGGCGTTCTTAAAAGTATCCCCCAGAACAGTAAGCAGCATGATAAAGCGTGGCGACCTTGTCGGGAGACAGACTTTCGGAACATCAGGTAAGTATCTCGTCCTTAGATCTGCATGTATTGATTATCTTCGTAATCCATCTCAGAATCGCCCAGCGAGCATGGGTGATGCCATAACTGGAGGCCCATCATGTCAATCACCCTTAGGGGGGGAGTATGGCACTGTCATTTCTTTACCCCGGCAGGAAAAAGAGTTAGGCGATCGCTTGGCACAACGGACAAGAAGCAAGCACAAGAACTCCATGACAGGCTGAAATCTGAGGCGTGGCGGGTTGATGAGTTAGGTGATTTACCCGTTAGATCATTTGAAGAGGCTTGCTTGCGCTGGCTGGATGAGAAAGAGCATAAGCGCAGTCTGGATGACGACAAAGTAAAAATGGAGTTTTTCGTTACCAAGTTTTCTGGTCGAGATATTGGAACGATTACAGGCGAGGAAGTGGCTCGAATAGTCAGCAAGATGACCGACCGAAACCACAAAAGGAAATGGTTAATCCGCAAGGATGCGGCTATTAGAGATGGGAAAACAATACCAGATTTTAAGGAAAAGGCATTGTCCGCTGGTACAAAGAGTCACTACCTCTCTTTTATGAGGTCACTACTCCGGGCAGCAGCTAACGAGTGGGGGTGGATAAAAAACGCCCCAGTGATTAAAACAAAGAAGCCAGTGAGTAAGCGTATTCGCTGGCTATCCAGGGAGGAAGCAAATCGGTTGATTGAGTGCTGTTCTGAAAGTATCAGACCAATAGTCACCTTTGCTCTGGTTACAGGACTTCGCCGATCTAACATCATTGATCTGGAGTGGAATCAGGTAGACATGCAAAGAAAGGTGGCGTGGATAAATCCTGAGAATGCAAAAGCAGGCAAGGCCATTGGCGTGGCCTTGAATGATACAGCCTGCAAAGTTCTGCGGGGGCAGATAGGGAAGCATTCACGATGGGTATTTGTCCACACCAAAGCATCAACGAGATCTGACGGCACCAAAACAGCAGCAATCAGGAAAATGCGAAAGGATGACAATAGTGCATGGCGTAGCAGCCTTAAGCGTGCGGGTATAACAGATTTCCGCTTTCACGATTTGCGGCACACTTGGGCTAGTTGGTTAATCCAGTCCGGCGTACCGCTTTCGGCATTGCAGGAAATGGGTGGTTGGGAATCCATTGAAATGGTTCGCCGGTACGCTCATCTGGCACCCAATCACCTAACCGAACATGCACGGAAGATTGACGCGCTATTGGGAGTTGGCGACACAAATACGACACAAGGAGGAAATCAGGCTGGTTTAAGAATTGCGTAAGTCATTGTTTCTTAATGGTACGCCCTACAGGGCTCGAACCTGTGACCTACGGCTTAGAAGTTCCTAGAACCACCTTTTAATACAGTCAGTTACCGCATCAGACCGCGCTCACACGTCCCAAGATGCAAAAAGTTAGAAAACTATATCAACAGATGCAAAAACATCCCTGTCCCAAGTTTGTCCCATCCTGCGGCCATTACTCCATGACCATCCCCGGAGTGAAACAATGGCGCATCCAAACACCCAAATTTATAGTCAGGGTCCATCCTGCGCAGTCGTCAACGCGGCACAGCTTTCACATCAAGGTAGTGATAACCCCAATCAGTGAGCGTAGTTTCTTCCGCTACGGCGATCTTCCTGGTTAGCAGAGCAGCCGCAAACACTTCAATGTCATACGGCGGCGGGGTACCAGTATTCTGACCAATAGAGCCCACTCTCGGTGGCGCGCCGCGCTGAATTGATGTTGCTGAGTTGATTGGTAGCGTCGCCTGAGTAGCCTGGCCGTTTACGACAATACGCATGACGTTTTCAGCTGCCGAATAGCTGCCGATAATGACGATAGGCTTGTCAGTAATCGGGATGCTGATTGATAACTGCGTGGTCCGACCCGTTGCTGGCGTACCCGGTGGCGATTCTGTTTGCGTCACCGCAAATGTAACGTTCATTTTCCCTTCGTCGCCATGGTCTGCAAAATACAGCGAAGTGCCGTTAGTGCCGCCGTCAGGGCCGTTGCTCAGGTTATTGGAGATGATGAACTCGTTGCCGACTTTCTGGTTTGCGAGTGTTCGCGCCGTTTTAGCAATGGCGAAAAATGTCATTGCGTAAACCTGCGCCACTTGGGTGCTAATGTAATTTAGATGGCGACGGAAAAGAGCGCTATTGGCATTGCGCGCCGGGGTTCCCGTAACAATGCCGCCAGGCATGTTGCGAGACAGATTCTGCTCGAGTTTTTCAGAAGTGCCGAAGAGATTGATATAGCCCCATCCACCCAAAGTCTCGTCCAGAGGGGGTTTAAACCATGCGCGAGTTGATCCCCAGTCTGCATCTGGTACGCGAACTGAAATGCCTGTAGTACTCATGAAATAATCTCCGGGTAAATGATTTGCGCTACAGCAAAGTTATTCTGTGGGTACGGCAAGCCCACTAGGTCAGGTATGTTAGTTTCTGGATACTTTGACTCTGTAAACTTGTATGGATACAACGATTCCATATCGTCAGAGTCGCAAACGTTCCCTGCGCCCTCATGGTTAAGTTTGGGGGCATACGTTATTTTTAGTTGCCCCACCGGCTTACGGTTAAGCTCAGCGCTAATAATGGTATCCGCTGCAATCTTGACATTATAAATAACCAATGCGCCTTCATCATCGTTAGCAATAAAACCTTTATCGGAAAAAACAACCCCACCGGCCGACTCATTAGTTAAATAATAAGAGGGCTTGAATTTTAATGGTGGTTCCCATACGAGATAACCAAACAATAAGGTAGTACCATAACATTTTGCCCAAATTATCTTTGTTGTGAAAAACGCCTGGCGTCGGTCAAGCACCATGTGCATAGCCTTGCCAAAGAACATGGCCGCCCAGCGAATTCCATTATTATCACGATGATTTGACTTGTCTGTTTCAAAGTAATTTGGCTTACACAGTGTTATATTTTCGTTTTCTTCATCCAATTCTATATGCGCTTGACCAATGGATTTATTCTCGATGTCAAACGTCCACCATTCACCCGTTTGCTCCGTGAACACTGCGAGCTTATCCCCAAACCCGAACACTGACCTACCTGCATTTTCCGTAGCTTCAAAAATGTCCAGACCTATCTCCTTGAACTCATCTTTATCAGGAGTTGTGTTCGGTCTGTTTCGGTCATAGTCGTACTCGTTCCCGCTATACAGCATGCCTACAACGGAAGCCCTGGCCCCTGCAGGGAGCGTATTTTTGATTTGTTGAAATGAACGAACCAGCCGGTTTTCGAAATGACCAGTGCTTGCGCCTGGTGCCAATTCTTTAATCGTCCGTCCGGGAACGGAAACATTCACAACGATAATTTTACGAGTAGGGTCAGCGTATACACCACGATATTTTCTCTGCAGCGCTCGCCAGAAGTTTACCGCCGGAATGCCGAGCTCTTCACCCTGGTTGTTTGCGCCACGCTCCAAAGCATCAATCTCATCATCAGTCATGATCCGTGCAATTGGCTGCTCAGTGTTTGGAACCGTCTGCGTCACGCTAACAGCATCTTTCAGCGTGGCCGCGCCAAGCGGGTTAAAGGTCCCTTCTACAGAATTACCGCGCACAGAGTCGCCAAGCATCAACACATTACCTGGCTCTATCGGCTCGCGTGTAAGATGGCGCCATGCTTGATAACCACTACCCCAGCTTTGTCCATAAACCACGATAATGTTGTAGTCATAGATGGCAGCGGAGATAGAAGAACTGATCGGCTTTTTCTTCGACTGCGCATACAGCTTGTTCTGCATGTCCATCACATCGAGAGAGTAATCAGGCTTGCTGTTATTAATAGACGTATCGATGAGCACGTTACCGATGCCGTCGTAAACAATAATGTTACCGCTAGTGTTGGTCATGACAGAATACCCGCCACAAGAGAAACCCTCTTTTGAGATATTAAAAGCACTTGAACCCATACCGCCATTCAGCAAAAACTCAAATAAAACATTGCCTATACCGTCCTGAATTAAAGCGCCATAATCATTTGTGTTAAAGGTGGATATTATTTTTAATAAAGCGTTAACCAAGTCAGCGCCAGCTAACTCGGCCACCTCTAACGCGACTCCATTATTATTTATGTAATATTTGAATCCTTTACCAACCCCAAGGCCAACGCGAAATGCTTGCTGGTTATTCGTGCCGGCAATGCCTGCGATCGTCCCATCGGGGTCTTCAGGTGTCGTATAGAAAGTGCTGCCTGCATCCGAGATTGTCTGCGCGTCCGCTGCGGCAGTCTCCGCGCGGTCAGCATCAGCAGAAACTCTTTCGGCCGTTTCAAATATACCATCTGCTGCGGCGACAGCCCCCAGTTCGGCCTTTTGTGCAACAGCAGCAGAATTGGCTGCAGAAAGGGCGCTGCCTTTTGCAGCTTCTGCATATGCATCACCAGCGGACGCGCCAGCTGTGCGGCGCTGACCGAGGGACACAGAAACCCCTACCACGTCAGTGACTGGCAAACCATTATTAGACATGATTTATTTCTCTGATTAATTCGAATGGTAATTAATACCCAGTGGCTTCCCAATAAGCAGATAATTCATTTGAGTTCATCCACACATTGAAACCTGAATTATTAGCACCTTGGGCAATAATATTATCAGCTGAACCGCCACTAGAAGTAACTTCTCGCAGAGTTAAGTTCACACCTAAAACACGATTGGGAAATTGAATTGGAAATATTACGGGGTTTGAGTTGGCGTTGCGATTAACAATTCCTCCTTGTGTTATTTTCCCACTTGAATCGCGAGACCACCAGCGGTCACCATCAACATGAAATTCATTCGGCTTATTGTTAGGGCTATAAACTCGCTGTTCACCCTCAAAGAAGCCACCATTTGCCCGCATGGAACCATCATTTCTAAACTCGAACCAGCCATCAGCACCACCATTGGCCACATGAATACCAAAGAAGTGATGCTGACCAATGCGTTCATGCTGGAATAAGTCAACAAACAAATCACCGCCACCCTGTATGCGCATACCGTTCGTTTGTCGTTCATTATTTATTGGGTCTTGCAGACCGCGTTTCATAATGAAATCCAGCCCATCGACTTTAAGGTTACGACTTGCCGTAATATCTGGGGATGTTACAGAGGCAGAACCCATATTTCCGCCAACACTAACATTACCATCAACTTCAACATCGGCCTCTACATGTAAATCACCGGACATCACATCACCGGTTTTTTTCACATATCTGGTATCTAAACTACTAGTATTATAATTAAATAAAGCCTTTGTGAGTGATACTTTTAGCCTTGCAAGATTTCCATCGTCGATAACATCATCACCAGACTGTTCACCGATGAAATCGCCTAGAACCGCAGCCATTACAGAAGACTGCCTCCAAACCTTATTTAGCTGTTCACTTTTAGCGATCCCTGAGTTGAAACCAGCCCCTACTGCTGGAAGTGCCTCATATTCTTCCTGCGATAGAACATTTGAATACTCACCGATTGCGAACGGTTTAAAATCATTCTTTGCCATTTATCCCTCCACAACTTCGTAATTGACGGTGATCCCCATCGGTTTTATCGAGAGGTAACCTTGTCGAATAATTTCTTTGGTAATTGCCGGTATGGTCGCTCCGCTGGCGGTGATCGTCATACTCATGTCCAGGTTGTCGGTAAACGAGATTGCGATACCCCCATCGGGATAGATGGCGGACAGGATGGCGGGTAACGTTTCTACCGTTCCATCCCAGTTATTAGCGCCAATTTTTGCGCGCAATACCGTTCGGTACGTATCGTCATCCAGGTCGATATAGGCGTCGCCGGTGTCGTAACGCCCTTTCCACGAGCCCAAATCGAAACCCAGCTCCGGATCATCGAAAGAGAAATAATGATTCACTGCCGGCGCACGAATGCGGCGACCACGCCCAACCCATAGGCCTATCACATCGAGCTGAGCACCGACGGCATCGTCGAGGTCAAAGGCTGCTACAATAGCGCGTATGCTTCCCTGCTGGCGGTATAAGGCCTCAGTAACGGCATTGACGGTGGCGTAATACTTTGGAAACTGGCAGTGATAGGAGGGGATCCGTGCGGTGTATTTATTGGTCATCATGCCACCGTGATAATTTCGATATTCGCCGACGAACAGGTCGCAGATTCGTTGAACGCGATCGAAATATTGGCTTCGTTCATCGTGACCGCGTCTTTGCCGATGCTGACCGTCATCAGGTCGTAGGTTTTCCCGCTGGCTGTATTACCGAGGTTAGCCGGGACATATAAGCGCGAGAAATAGACGGTATCGCCGATGTACAGCGTATTGATGTAGTCGGACACGGCCTTTTTGATGTCTTCGCCGATATCGCTGGTATAACCCGGAAGCACCTTAATCTTGATAGCGGCGTAAATCGTGACTTTGGTCGGCCGGAAAAAGTGGATTGCTTTGTCCACGCCGTAGGCATCCTTGACGATCACTTCCGTGGTGCCGAATGTCGGCGCGCCTGGTGACTTTTTCACGGCGATGATTTTGGCTATTTCTTCGGCGTCACCTCCATCTACCACCATCGAAACCGAATGCGCCGGCACGCCGTTAATATCGGTTTCCGAGGTGTCGTTGTCATAGCCCTTATAGCGCGTCACACCGGTGATATTGGCGATGGCACCTATCAGCCCTTCCATGACCGTGCGGGACGGTAGCGCGACGCTGAGCGCCTGCCGCTGGCGAAGTTCAGCGTCAGTTTCTACCGGCTTTCCGGCGGTGGCCGCCTCCGGGTTTGTGACTGACTGCCAGCCGCGGGTTGGTGTGGCGATTTGCGAAACGTCGCCAGGCAGCGCGGTAATCGCGCCCGCCTTCTGCGCCGTCGCCGTTACCACCGCCTGCCCGTGGATATCGAGCTCAACCTCTGCCGGCAGATCCCAGACATTCCCCGCGCTGTCACGCACTGAGGCATTTCTGATAACGATGCCGACCTGGCCGACCAGCCGCACATCCACCGTGGAGTTTGACGGCGCCTTGCGGCTGATCCCGTTAATTTTGACGTTGCTCGCCAGCCCTGCACCTGTGCCTGTCGCCGGGCTGAATGCGTTCCAGGTAGAGAGCGCCGCATTATTGCCACCGTGCATGGCATAAGCGATCAGCGACAGCAGCACGCCGTCTTTGCTGTCAGACTCGATGTAGATGTCATCCCCATAGATACCGCGAAAAATCGTTTTCCAGCCGGTGAGGATGCTCTGGAAATCGGGCGCACTCATCCCTGCCGCCGTTATTTTTGGCAGCATTGCATCAATGATGTCTTCATACATAGGCTGTTACCGAGGTTTGTCCGTATGCGGTGTTTAGGGTGGCGGTGACAAGCAAATCGCGGGTTTCTACATCCCGCTGGCTCTGGTACTCGACAATCTCCGTTACGTTCGGCGTGCCGAGGATGCGCTCGCGGATCACGATGTCGTAGAGGCCCGACGTGTATTTGCCGAGTATCTGTGTCCAGTCGGTACCGGCGGTGGTATCGAGGAACCACTCGCCCTTTCGCAGTTGCAGGCGGCTGATCACCGCCATGCCCACCGCCTCAGGCGTGTTGATGAAGAAATCGCCCTCGCCGCGCCCGAAGCTGTAATCGCCGTTCTTGTCTTCTTTGCGGTATCTCATAGCGGCTCACTCGTCTCAGGCCCGTCATGTTCACGATGTTTATGAGCCATCAGGCTCTTCCCACCGGCTTTGACATCGTTGGTCACGTTCACAGGCCCCAGCATCGTCGCCGTACCGCCGCCATCGCCCATGCCCTGCGACAGGTTGCCGTTGATGGTCACGTTGCCATTGAGCACTATTTCGGGGGAGTTAATCTCCGTGCCGCCCTGCGCGCTGGCGGTCAGCTTTCCCGATGTGGTGACGTTCACCGCGTGGCTGCCAGGGTCGAGTTCTATAAATGCGGCGCCGTCGTCGGTGCGCAGTTGTGCGGCGCTGGTGCTGATGCCGCTGATTTTTTTGTCCTGCGACTGTGGGCCGACGATAGCGAAGGCATCGGACAGATCGTGCATGCGGCTATCAACCGATTCCTGAACGCCGCCGTTCTGCCACCAGAAATCAATACAGCGGTCCGAGAACACCAATAGGCACTCATCCCCCGCCTTCACAGGAAACGTCAGCGTGACCCCCCCGCCGCGCGGGAAAATGACAGGTACATCCACCAGCAACGGCAGGCTTAGGGAAGATTTTTTCCCAGCATCGTCAGACTCGTAACCTTTGACCGCCGGCTGAACAACACAGGTCACGGCGTCAGGGTCGAATGATTGGATGATGCCAGGCAGCGCCACACGCAGATTAGACATAATGTCATCGGTCAGCGCGGTGGCCATGTTCTGCTCACTGCCAACCTGAGAAGGGATTGATACAGGCATGAATTTTCCCCATAAAAAAACCCGCCGAAGCGGGTTACTGATCAAATATCAGGATTACGAATTTATCGAAGAGGTGCTACTTCTTATCGATTGTCGAAAGGAGATCAGCGTTTTCCAGAGTTAACGTGGCTTTTCTGTTAAAGATAAGCACGCAGATAACTCCAGAGAGCGCCCAAACAGCCCTCACCCGAGAAGATAAGGAACCGCCAAAAGTTATGACTAAGTCAGTGTTCACGATTAGCCTCTCTAAGTCTGTTGGCGAGGAAATGAAGCCATTTATTGAAGAAATTATCGCTCAGGAAAATAGAACCCTTCGCATACGGGCCAGAACAGGCGATTCGGTAAAAGCCGTTACCGCCGTGATAGGGTATGTCTTCGAATTCATCCAGAGCAAAGAGGTTTGCTATACGGTCGGCGCCATAGTCATCGCGTGGATAAGGTCAAAACATGGCAAGCGGATCTCTATAAAAAAAGATGGCTACGAATTAGACGCAAGAAATTTAACAGAGCAAGAGTTGTTCAAATTACTCAGCGAGACGGAGTCAAAAATTTCTATATCCGAAAAGAGCGAATAGCTACTTTACCTTCTCGCAGTCATAGGTCCCGAACACTCGAGGGGCATCCATATTGTTGCGGACGGCTTCGGCATTAAGAATGGCTTTGCCGTCTCGCTTAACATATTCGATGCCCAACAAACGCCCTGTTTTAGGGTCTTCAACCATCCACTGGAACATGATGTTGTTGTAGTCCTCTTTCAGCTTTAGAAAGGTGACTTTTTGGCTCAATGGCTTGGCTCCGTTAATTCGCATAAGGCCATCGCCTGGGCCAGCACTTAACCTGAATGGCCCACATTGCCCATCAGCAAAAGATTGAGCGGATACCAGTAACATGGCGAACGCAGCCATTTTGCTTAACTTCACACGTCACTCCTGTGGTAATGCCTTATTCAAGGCCGAGGTGGTTTGCAAATCTTTCGAGCCGCGCGCAATACACATCAGGTCCATGTACCAGGCGTTGCCCCTCGTATCCCCATGATAGTCGATACTGTAGACGATGTAATCCCCATCCATGTTGATGCTGGACGGCGGGATCCTATCGCCACGGCCGGTGTTTACTGACAGGTTGCCGTTGTCTTCCGTTTCTGCCAGGCGACCGCCAGCCATGGCTATATCGTCGTTTGCAAGTGAGGCGCGGTAAACTGCCGTCTGGTCGATACGGATCAGGCCGCCAAGCTTAATGTTCGGGTTAATCAGGCACCGGGCGTTAATGCCGTTCCCCATCGTCTGCTGCGGTCGGTCAATCAGGCCGGTATTGGCATTCAGAACGATGGCCTCATTCAGATATTTGCTTTCCGGCAGAATATGCACCTGGTTGTTCTCGAACCACCAGTTCGCCTTACACTGCCCGGCGATATCGTACATCAGAGCCGATGTCGTTTTGAAAATGACCTTCCCTCGAGGGAAAACGGTCGCTGGCATGTCCGGCACCGAACCGGGAGAGATCCCGAACGGGGCATAGGACTTCATCCCCTGATCGAACAGGTCGGCATACGTCCAGCCGGCGGCTACGGTTGTTTTCGTCACCGCTCCGAGATGCCCTTCCCAGCTGTCGATACATTGAAGCAGGACCCAACTGTCGGTCACGTTATCCTTGCCGGTTATCGTGAAGCGCACATCGCCGTTGAATATCAGCCCGAAGTTTTGACCATCACGCTGGCCACTCTGCGACTCATCGACGGTGCGAACCTTACCAACCTGTTCGGCATCGACATTAGGTGCGATACCGTCATAGCCAGCGATCACCCGGATGCGTGAAAACTCCTTGCCCGTAATTTTGTTTTGGGTGTCTGGGGACAGATTGTAAATTTTGAAGTTGCCCACAAACCCGTTGAACACGGTCGCGGGCATTTTCTGAATATCGAACAAAACTTTAAAGTCGGTCAGGCTGACGCCTTTTCCTTGCTGGTCGAAAAGTTGCAGCTCAAAATGGCGCATCCAGTTTTGACTCATGACCTACTCCTGCACGTAGTAAAGATGGCAGCCGATCCCGAGGTTGGTTTTTGTCGGCAACTCCGGTTCGTTGTTGTCCACCAGCACCGCCAGCGCGCCTTTTAGCCCCAGATGGGCGTATTGCTCAAGCAGGTTGATACCAGGCACCAGCGGAATGCTGTTCACCAGCTCTGCTGCGGCACCGTCCATCAAGTCCAGCAACCAGCCTGCCTCATCACGCCACGTGATCCGCATGTTGAGCTGCTGCTCGCCAAGCGTGATGGCGAATTGCTGGTTAGTCGGCGTTAGCGGTATTTCCTGAATATTCATCCACCACCTCGGTTTAAAATCCCGAACAGGGGATTGAAGCCACCCTGAACTTGGAACAGCAGGCTTTCGTTTGTCGCCTTTGGTGATTTCACACCAGCATCCTGAACGGGCGCCGTGCTGACGCCATCGGCCATATCCGACTTATCTGCCACGGTAATGCTCTGGGTTTGCGTGATGATGACCTCACGTAGAGTCAGCGCGCACATCAGAACGTTCTCACTGATTTTGTCAGTGGTAACATCCAGCGATTTGATCAGCATGTTCTGATACTGACGTTTGCCGGTGGTGACGTCGAAGGGCTGACGGTCGCGCTGCATGTTGAGCAGTTTCTGGTATACGTCGCGAGGGCTATCACCCAATGATAGGCCGCTGCTGAGGTCAAACATCTGGGTAGTATCAACCCCATCCAGCAACGAGCCGCCACCAGCAAAGCCAAGCTCCATTGTCACCTCGGAGGGTCGCCGATACGCATGGTCTGAAATAAACCCCGCACCTTCAGCGGTAGGCCGCTCTACGGGGTGTTCAGTGATCTCCAGCGTGTCGTTGTGCTTTTCCGAGATAACGACGCTCGGCACGATGACGCCGATCTTTCTGGTCTGTTGCGAAAACAGCACCGAGAGAATATCCATTAACCCACCCTCTTCAGTTGCTGCGTAAGTTGAGAGTTAACCTCTACCTGTTTGCCGGCTGCAGCTTTACCCGCACTGACCGGATCACTCACGCCGTGGATGTGGATATTGGTTTCCTGTTGCACCGAGGCGCCGCCGGTTGCCGAACGAGCAGCCATTCCCACCACTTCGCTGCTGTAGGGGTTGCGGCCATTTTCATGATGGATAATGCCGCCCATCAGCGCCGACATGGTGCTCGGATCACGCAGGTTTAATCGAGCATTAGGCGAGACGCCCATCATGTCAGACAGCCGTTTGATGTAGGCGGCGGTGTTGTTCTCGTTCCCGGGCGCCCACGTCGTGATGATGTCTGAAATCGTCTGCAGACGCCGCCCCGTGGTTTTCCCGTCGAAGTAGCGCAGCAGTTGCCTCGCCATGGCCTTCAGGCCGTCGAATGCGGTTTCGAACCGGGCAAACCGGCCGCCGGGACGCTCCAGAGTAGCACCAGCCTGGCCGACATAGTCGATGTTCCCCGGGTTGTTGTTGCGTATTCCTCGCGGCGTACCGGCAGACTGTGCATGCTGATCGGGTTCACCCTGGCGCCATGGCAGCAGCTTGCGGCCCCATTCATCCACTGTATCGCTACCGGGTAAATGGTTGAGGAGATTCGCGACAACGTTGTTTTTCAGCCAGGGGTATTTTTCCTCAAGCGGCTTGGCGACATACTCCTCCAGCGCCAGCGCCCCACCAATCACCCCGGCCCGACCTATCCCCTTAAATGCTTTGGACAGGCCGCCAACACTCTTCGTCACGGAGCTGATTGCGCCAATCATCTTCGCCGCCCAGCTTACCGCGATAAACCCAGCCAAGATTTCCAGAGCCGTTTTCCAGCCGCCGACGGCATCTTTGAGATCGAGCAGTTTGTCGCGCAGCCAAATCATCGCAGCCTTGGCCTGGATGATTGCTGGCTCCCACGCCTTCCAGTCGATCAGGCTCTTGCCGCCTTCTTTCCAGGTCTGATAATCGTCCCAGAGCAGTGCAAGGCCAATCACCAACGCGGTGAGCATGCCGATAGGCGACATCAAGAATGCGCTGTTCAGCATTCGCCAGGCCACCAGCAACGCCCCGAACACACCCAGCAGTTTTTGCGATTCGGTATCGAGCCCTTTCCACCACTCGATCACCTTGTCGATTGCCTGGTAGCCTCGGTACAGCATTCGCCCGAATGCCTCCGCCAGCCAGAGGATGCTTTTCACCGTTTTGGTAATGAAGCCCTCTATCTTGGGGAAATTGTCCATGATGCGCTTGCGTAGCGACTCAAGCGAGCCGCTTAGACCTCCGGCAAGGTCAGAGCCTATCTTGTCCTTTGCCATGCCCAGAAGCGCCGTCAGGCTGCGCATAGAGGTCATGAATTTATTGGATTGAGCAGCCGCCTTATCCGAGTCCAGACCAACGGCCTTCAGCATGCCCTGGTAATCCGCCGTAAAACCGGAAATCCCCCGGCGCATCGCGAGCAGCGTGTTTTCATCAATGCCCAGCATCTGCGCGTACTGGTTAGCGCGGTACTGCGGCATGCTGCGCAGCTTGTCGCCGACGCCGGTAAAAATGGCGGCAGTGTCGCGCATCTGCCCGTTTGCGCCACGTGTCTGCACGCCCAGGCGGTTCAGGAAACCCTCGGCCCCTGGGTTATTGCGGATGAAACGAGCGAGGCTTTCCAGTGAGCTCTGCGCAGCGGCTGCGTCTGAACCTGTTTGTGATGCGGCATAACCCAGCGCGCGAATACCGGCAACGGATGCGCCGGTGCGCTGTGATGCCCAATACAGCTTGTCGGACGCCTGGGCGACCTTCGTAGTAAAGGCAATGACTGACAGCGCGGCTCCTTCTACCGCCACACCCATTTTGAGCACGTTAGCCGTAACGCCAGCGACGACGGCAGAAAATTTCCGCTCGCCGGCAGAGTCGATTTCGAAGCCCAGTGAGATCAGAAAGTCCTTGATGGTTTCAGCGTTCATTGTCCTGTCTCCACTTCTCTATCTTCGCTTCGTTATCGGCTTTCAGGTCCAGATAATCATTCATCAGTGCAATGTCGTAGAGGTCAATGCGCCCATCCTTGAGCGCCTCAAAATTGCACATACCCGCATCTACAGGCCGCATGATGTAATCCTCACCGCCAGGCAGAACGCCCAGCGTTATTCCTGCGCCTGGTCGTCCTTCTCGCTGCCTTGGAGTTCTTGCAAAAAATTTCCCAGCGAGTCCCCAACCACCTTGCCGACGATCTGCAGCATGGTCATCAGATCGATGTCATCAAACATCAGCTGGCCGCCGGTGAATACGGCGTTAAAGTTTTTGCCGTTCTTCCGCGACACCACCGCAAGGCATGGGTGGATGATGGCGTTGCAGTCTTCCTCCTTTAGGTCGGCAATAGACTGAGCGATGATCGGAAGCGCTGACTCAATGGTGATTTTCCCACCTTTCAGCTCGCCCAGAATGCCTGCCAGCACCGGCAGGAGTTTGCGGGAAACTTTCAGCTGTTCAAACACGCCCAATTTGACCGCGCTGTACTTCTGGCCCTTGATTTCAAATTCCATGAATTACCCCTTAAAACGTGCCTAGCAGCTGGTCAATCTTGCCACAGTCGAATACCCAGGCGACGGTGTTACCGTCTTTGGCGTTCGTGTGATCTGGTTGTTTCTGGAAAGCCACGCTGCGCGCGGTGGTGACGTCATTACTTGATTTATTTCGAACCACAATGACGTTATTGCCCCAGGTTGCTGAGGAAAGAGACTGGGCGTTGTACATCACCGATAACTTGGCGTGCACTGGGCTGGTTTTCAGCAGGCTGACAGTAATAGTGCCGGATTTGCTCGCGTGAAGGCTGTGCATCACCTCCCCGTCAGCACCGGTCACCATGGTGTTTTTGTTTTCCGACATGGTGATGGTGATCCCCTCATCGGAAGTCGCCGCACCGTTGCCGAGGTCGATTGAACCGCCGACGCCGGTGATGTTGGCCGATACGTCCAAAAAGCTGTAAGTAGACATTCCCCGGCTCCTTAGCGGTTAACGTTGATGATGACGTCGCCGAAATGCACGGCACCAGCCAATTTGATTGCGCACTGGATCACCGGCGCTTTACGCGCCTCACGCTCTGCCTGGGCCTGCTGGGCAATCGGTGGTGCGTAGGTGTAATATCCCTTGGTCAGTGTGTCGCCAGTGCTCAATGCGCCGAAGCTGTCACCTCCCCACACACCAGGAGCAATCAGGCCGTTTTCCACCCCCTGCGCCAGTGAGGCTTCGACGTTGGTCAGCAGTCGGGTAACACCCTCGTCGGTCTGAGGCACCTTGGTGTTGCTGGTATAGAGCAGGTTGTAATAGTTGGTCTGCACGTAGTTCTGCAGCCAGTCCAGGCCATGGCGTTCGTCGAAGAAGTCGGCGTTACACATCACCCCTTCCTGCAGGATCGCCGTGTCGTTGTCATAGTTGACGAACACGTTGCAGTTTTTCGCCTGCAGCGTCAGCGCCTGGGTTTGCGTCAGCGTTTCCGCTACGATGCCAGGCTCTTGTTTGAACTTTAGGGTGATAGTGGTATTGAAGCCGCTGAAATTGACGGTAAAGGCGCGGCCCAGAATCGACACGGCGGCGTAAGGGCTCTGACTTGAATACTGCACGCAGGTAGTACCAAGGAAGGCTGCTTTTAGGCGACTGGCAATGTCGGTGTTATTGTCAGCGTCCAGCACGGCGGTATTTTGCGTTGTATGGGCGTAGATACGGGTAACGCTGTCGGACTGAATTTGCTCGGCAACTGCTAACACCTCGTCATCGCTGATCGTGTCGGCGATATAGAGACCGTACCATTTAGAAGACAAGTCGATAAATTTCGCGACGCATTCAGCGATAGTTTCAGCCGGCTGCCGGGCGATAACCTTCGCGCCAGTACCTTCGAGGATACCCATCAGTACTGAAATATCGGTGCCTGTCGCGTTTGGCGTCGCATAGCCCACTGCCGATGTATCACCTGCAGTTTTTGACGTAACAACAAAGCGCGCATTGTTCGCATCCCAGACGACGGTCGCGGTGGTCAGCTTCTCCGCCACGCGGGCGGCGACGCCGTTCAGATTGGTTTCTGCCGACAGGTCCACGCCGGAAACCGTTTTAACCATTCCATCGACGCTGATTTTCATCGCGCCATCTGTCACGGCTGTAAAGTTGGTCATTGCCTGTTGCGCCGTGTTCAGGATTGCTCCACGCAGCGCCGCAGCGGTGTCATCTTTCACCCAGCGACCGACGTACAGGTCGATCGGCTGTGGTCGCTGCCAGTAGTAGACCTGCGCAGCCATTGCCTCCGGTGCTTGAATGCCAAAGTCAGATTGCACACCAGCGATACCGGAATAGGCGCGCATCCGCTCGCTAGCGTCGATCACTGCCGAAGAACCGATAATCAGCAATGAACCAAAGTTTCGAGCCTGCGCCGCGCGCAAGGCCATATTTACCGTGACGCCGACGACGTTACGGACAGGTAATCCCTGTGCCATAAATTATTCTCCGAAGAATTTAACAGATGCATCCACCAGCGACTTAATGTCGTATTCGCGGATCACTTTGCGGCGCAGGCGCACGGCTATGTCATACCGTCGCACCCACTGGTTATTGATGAGTTCTGGAAGGTTTAATATCCGACCGCAATCCAACAGGGTCAGACCGATTTTTTGCAGTTCGTCGTTGTTCTGCGAGACAAACAGCCCATTACGGAATTGAGTCGCGACAGACATCCCCTGCGGGCCATAGAAGCAACATAGAGTTTCGATAGTTTCATGCGACCACTGCTCGGCACTCTCAGCTCCCTGAACATGTGCCGGATACATATCATCAGGCAGACTGGTAATGCCGAACGCACACCAGGTGGTTCCGTTTTTCGGTATCTGGATTTGTGGGTCAGTCCAGCGGGGATAGACGACGTTTTTATCCAGCCCAGTCACTCCACGGATCCAGCGACTAAGTAGTCGCTCCAGTTCCTCGTCGTAGGCAGGGCCGTTACCGGTCGGAGTGAGATATCCGGGTGTTGTGCTGTCGTTACTCACTTAACCCCCTTCCTGCCCCACCAGCTCACAGTGGGCCTGAACAAAACCGGCGCCATAGCGGGTGTACGGATCGACAAACGTTACCCGATACAGTCCGCCGTTATAAACGACAAGGTCGGCATCAAGATTGGGGCCATCAGCGGCGCTCTTGCGGCCCTGAGTGAGCCTGAATTGCGTCACGATAAGAATGGCACCGTTAATGTTCTGGCCGGCGGCCATACGCCTTGCTTCTAGCGAACGGTCAACGGTCACTACGCCGGTAAATGGGATTTCCTGAGGGGTGTTGATCGGAAAGTTGTCATCGTCCGTCGTCTGTATCTGCCGACGGCAAACCAGAGAGAAATCGACAAAGTCCGGATCCAGCAGCACCTCGGTCACGTCGAGAAGCGGCATTATTTACTCCTTACCACGTAAGTGATTGAGCGCAGCAGGTAGCCGTGAGCATAGAGCGGCTTATCGCCTGGTAGTCCCTGGGCTCGTCGGTTTTCGAGAGTTTTCTCAGAGAGAGGGTGAAGCCTGTCACCCGCACCAATAACCGCCTTGGCACCATCCCGCGCAATCTGGCCAGCGCTTTCAAGTTCTCGCTGAGCCACGTCCGTTTTCCCATTGAGAGCAGCTACAGCAGCCGCCTTTAGGTGTTCAGTGGTTCGCGGCTTGGTGTCCTCGACACCCATATCCAGAAACGGCCGAGGCGGCAGCGTGACGGTTTGGCCGTCAAGTTGTACCGTTGCCCCGGTAGACTGCAGATAACCGATCTCCGCATTGTTCAGGGCTTCCCCATCCTCCCGCGTGGCGTTGGCCTCTGGTATGCCCACCAGCACATCCATTTTTGAAAGCGAGCGCAGGGAGGACAAAACCGATTCGGCGTTATCCTTCCTGACCTTGAGCCCGCTTTTCATAGCAACTGCCTCCCGCCCGCTCCGAACATCGACCACCACCAGAAGAATTCACGGCCATAGCCGGTGTTATTCCAGAAGCCGGCATCCGGGTTAATCACCCCAGACACGTCATAGCTGACGCTGACCTTATCGACCGACTTGGACGTCGCCACCCCTGCCGAACCATTGCTGTTAACCATGCCAACAGATGCCCCAGCCAGCGCGCGGCCACGCAGTTCGGTGTAATGCGCTATAAAAAGCTCGGCGAGATACACGAACTGGTCACTCAGCACGTCCTGATTGAGGATGGTGTCGGCCTGGCCAAGGTAGAAATTTACAGCGGCGTCGGGATAGCGGGTTTTATCGTTGAATTCGGGAAAGTCAGTGCGGAACTGCTCATTTGTTGGTAGCAGACTGTTTTTTGGCATTCTCGGCCCCTTTTTCGCCGTCAGGCTCTTTAGCGGGTTCCTTTCCCAACTCCAGCAGCTTCTGCAGATCGGCGATAGTGGCCAGGTGCTCGTCAATTGTCTGATCGCGCACATCACGCTGCTCGGTCAGCTCAGCAACCTTGTCTTTTTCCAACTCCAGCAGCTTCTGCAGATCGGTTACTTCACCTTCCAACGCGGTAACACGCAAAGATAAATCGGCGGACTGCTGCTCCTGCTGCAAATCGGATTCAGTCAGCGGCTTTACATGGTGGGTGAATGCCCAGTGTTTCTTAACGTGCTCGGGGAAGCCGTCGTGAATGCCGGGCGTCAGCTCATAGCGGCTGCCATCAGCAAAGCTGAGAGAGGCGGCCGAAGATACGATGTATTTCATTTGCAATGCTCCATGAAAGGCGGGTTTCCCCGCCATCAGTTATCAGGCCGCCGGCACGTCAAGGTAGGCGATGGTGTTGGAATAAGGCGTTTCCACCTGGCCCAGTTTGCCGTAGTACACAGTGAGCTGCTGCATGCCGCGATACTCAAGCGGAGTGCTCAGCAGTGGAACCATCGGGAAGCGAACATATTGTTCGTCCTGGGTGTAAGCGACAATACGATGCGCACCACCTGCACCACGTTTGGACGCCCACTTCATGGAGACGATTTCCAGCGGCTCCCCGTTTTCCTGGAACGCAATAGTGTTAATCTTCACGTATTCCAGTACGGAGATGTTGCCAGCAGAAGAAACCTTCTTGCTTGCCAGCAGGCCGAACAGTTCAGGCGCAAGGCCGATTTTCGCCGGGCATATTGCATAACCTGAGCGTACCCAGCCGTCGGTCAGCACCAGGTTGATGTCCTGCACAATAACGTCAGGATCGGTTGTTGCTGTCCAAGCAGCCGACGCAGCGATCGGCGTTACCGATGGCAGATTAAGCAGACCAGAAACACCCAGCTCAGTATCGCCGATGTACACCTGTTCGTCGGTGTCCATGTTCCATTTCAGCTTCATGCCTTCGTACTTCTGTGCGTCAATAGGACGGCCAAGCTGTTGAGCCGATGCCAGCTCCAGCACGGTCCAGCCCACTTCCTGTGCCCACGGAGTCAGGTTGTTTCTGGTTGGCTGAATATCCAGCTCAATGCCCGGGATCGCCGTTCCTTTCTTACCCATCCAGTTTTTACCATGTGGATTCGGGCCACCGACGCTTGCGAAGTCGGTGTTGGTAAAGGAGGACACTTCATCCGCGATGGAGATGTCGCTACGCAGCGGCATATCGCGCGTCCATTTCGTAGATACCAGTGGCATATTCAGCCGCTGATCCATGCGCTCCAGTTCGCCGACGAGGAAAACGCCGGCGGAGTCGATGGTAGCTCGGTCAATAGTAAACATTCAGTATTCCTCAGATGTTAAAGGCAATTTCGACACGGCCATCAGCTTCGCCTGGCCCCATTACCTCTGCACTTACCAGCTGAGGCGTGTTCTCTGCGGTGGCGTCCGGTGTCAGCACGAAAGTGCCCACAGGACTGCCAGTAGTACCACCAGCGACACGAACGTAAATTGGATCGCCTTTCTTAGCGCTCGTCGCTGTGCCGGCGGTCGCTTTAACGCAGATGTAACCGCGCTTCAGGTTGTCGGCCACCTGGTTCACATTGACACCCAAGTACGCCAAATCGGCATATGAGGTGATCGGATACGGACGAACCAGAATTCCCTTTACCTTGTCGATAGTGTCGCCTGATTCCAGCGGCACAAACTTGTCGCTCACGTATTTTCCGGCCAAGCCATATGAAGCGAATTGCTTCAGGTGGTCGAGGGTCACCGGCTCAACGGTGAGGTCGCGGGGACGCGTCACGGCCCCGGCAATGCCCATAGGCATCCGCGTTAAATAAGCATTTCCAGCCATGTTGATTACCTTATTTGCGTTCGTTCCAGAATTTACGGTTCAGCTCATTAATCTGGGCTGGTGTGAGATTTTTAGGGGCAGCTGCACCGTCGATGGTGTGCTTATTGATTGGCAGTGGCGTGATCTGGTTTTTCACCTTGTTCATCTGCACGGCAGCAGTGAATACCGCATCAACGGTCGCCTTTGGTGCCTTACTGAAGTCTTCAACACCGAATGCCTTCATGCTGTCACCGGTGCGCAACGCGTGGTTTAGCACCTGGCGCTTGAGCCCTTTATCACCTTTCGGCTGAAAGCCAGGACAGATGATTTCTGCGTCCGAAATGATGTTGCGTTTGAACGCCGCATCACCGGTCACCTTCTTATCTTCTTCGGCATCTTCATCACCCGTAGGCGTGTCATCGTCCGGATCCGCGTCGGTGGTTTTACCCTCCAGCTTGTCCAGTCGAGAAAGAATAGCGTTGGCCCACTCAGGAACTTCCGCATCCCCCGTTTTCGCTGGGTCTTCTGGATCTTCATCAGTGGTCGTGCGGTTCTCTGCTGGCAGCGATGTTGCCTGCGAAGGCATGTTGATGTTGATAGTGGAACCGGGGATATTGCCCATGCCGTCAGATGGCAACTCCGGCGCTTCGTCGATGAGTTTATTCAGCGCATCCTCATCTTTCGTTTTAATGGCCTTAGCCAGGTTTTTAAGCCATGACATTATCGGCTTCTCCTTTTTGGTTGATGGGGCAGAATCCCCGATAGCACAACGAGAACCCGCCCGACCACGGTCTATGCCGACAGCCAGATGGTTTCCTGTGATTTGGTACTGCTTACCTTTGCCAGGTGATAACTGCTTGTATTGGGCGTCATAGCCGCAGCTGACGTCGGTCAGCCCTGAGTTAATCCGGTCAATAGCCTCCTGCCGTTTCACCAGCACATCGGCGATCAACAGATCTGATTTATCGCCAGTACCGCGACGGACGTTCTGGATGTGCCCGTGGGCCAATTCCGCGAAGTTGGACGGATTGACGAAAACGATATTGCCTTCACCGTCATCCGGGTGTTCCACCGTGACGGCTACCCCCTCAAAGCTCGCGATGGTTTCCGTGGAGAAAACCTCGTCTTCGGTGCGGTAGACGTGCACCAGTCCATCCAGTCCAGGATCGAGGTCAATCTCTTCCGGCAGGTACGTTTGCACACCGGTGCGGGCGATCGGCACGTCCTTGCATAACAAGGCACCGTCCGCCGTCTGGTAGCGGGTTTCGCCCAGACGGGTCGTGAAGAAATATTTCATGGGTTACCTGCTGAAAGGCGGGCATAAAAAAACCGCTCAGAGGCGGCTCGTTATTTTCTCGGCCTGGGGATATCTACCTCAGACCAACATTTGCAATTTGGCAGGCATCCAGCGTGCCCTGTCATGCCGTCTAGCGTCGGCGGGTTATGCCAGTAAACGAACTTATCTCGCATTTTTTTATGTGATGGCCGTGTGCCTACCCCCTCGATACGCCACCAATACCCCTCAGAACCCACTGACAGCGCGCGGGCCTGCGTCAATGCGCCTGTTGCTCTACCAATCTCAGTACGAGCAATCATCTTTGCCCTGCTGGCTGCGACGTCGCCAGACTGCATAATCATCTCGTACAGTGCATCAGGCCGTTCACCGTTGATGGTTGCCTCTATCGCTCGCTGCTGTATCTCACGAACTCGGTCGGCGGCCTCCAGCGGTAGGGATTTCATTAATTGGATTTGCCGGTAGACAATGTCCTGCGTCACCTGCCCGATCGGCGTGTTACCGACTACATCACGCAAGCCCTCGGAAATCTGCTGCGATACCGACTTCCACTGGTTCCACTCCTCACGCTCCACCTGCAGGAACATTTTCTGCCCCACCATAGCGGCCCAATCGTCCAACACATGCGAGTAGTCGATGAGGTGATCAGCGGCTGTCTCAGCGCTGGTCTGGGAACCATCGTAGGAACCAGTTACGATTTGGTTTATTTGGCTGACTATCCCCAGTAGGCTTTTCTGATACTGGATTTCCGAACGCCGGCGGAGGGCCGGTTTCAGATTCAGACTCCGCATACTGCGACTTCGCATCTTCAATATCCTTGTCGGTGATAGAACCGCCAATGCCGATCACGTCAGACAGGTTGCGCAGGTCGTTCAGTGCTGCTGCAGGCGACATTCCAATATCACGAACGGCCGTTGCAAGCGCACTGGCCACGTTGTTTGCCATCGTCGCGCGGTCGGTGTCCGACATCTCCCAGAGCTTATTGAACTCGAAGGAAAAATCCTCCGGCAGCTTTTCACCGAACTGCGAACGCCAGGTGATATCCATGAGCCAGCGAATATGACGGCGTAAACGGCGCTCCTGCAGTGAGTTAATCCGGCTGTAGTAGTTCTCCAAATCCCCATCACCGGTACTGAAACCGGATGGCGACTGCCCGAACAAGCGCACCAAGGGAATGCCTGTGGCGCCGGAAACCTGCTCAGCAAAACGCAAGATGACATCGGCGATGCCAGAGAACGAGTAGCTATGCGTCGCGAACTCATCGTTTTTGTCCATGATGGTCATGCCTTCGATGGTCTGGAACTCACGGATCATGTCCATGTGCTTCATCAGCCCCTCTTCCAGCGCGCCACCGGTAGCCAGAATCTTGCGCAACCCTTCAATGCTGTACGTGCGCAAATGCGCTTTATGGATCAGTTGTGTCACGCCAGCTGTTGCTGTATCGAAGCCCTGAATGCGCTCGAAGATGCGTTCAATAACCGACATGCCCCAGCCGTTTTCTGTTATCGACTGCTGGTAGGGGAGTGAGTCACCATCCATGCGGATCAGACGGCTGTGGTGAATATTCCAGGCAGGAACCCCTTTCTGGTTCGTCACCACCTTGTAATACTTCGGCTTGCCAAACTCTGGCCCGTAGTCGGTAACCGGGTCGTTGTAACTCGGATCGAGCTGCCAGCGGTCAAAGCACATTAGCCCCTTGAACTGCCCCTCTTTGATGCGGTCGAGGTTCAGAGGCGTGCTCATGTTTTGCCCTTCAATCAGCACCACAAGTACCGCACCACCGTACAGACGCGACCATTTAACCAAATCGTTAAGGCCGTCCCAGACTGCTGCGGAATCCCAGAAGGTTTCTACCTGACCTTTCTGCCCCGGCTTGAGCTTTGAGCTGATGTTAATGCCCTTGCGGGTCATATCGTCAGCGACAGCATCAACGGCAGCGCCTACCAGAAACGATGAACGATAGGCGAATTCCAGCATTACTCTGTTGCGGGTGATATACCCCGGCGTGTAGGTGCCAGCGGACTGGATATTTTGTGCCTGTGCGCCTAACTTGGCGGGGAAATTGTTATACCCGTCAGCAGTCGCAACGGGCTTTTTAGCGCCGTTTCGGCGATTTTTGCGGGCCATCTTTCCCTCACTGAAAATTGTCGTTTTTTGGGACTTTTTAACATAAAGACCGTTACGCGCCCCGCCGCAACAACACTCAGCCCCTGATTTATCTCAGTGGCTGATTTATCGTGGTTTTGTCGTCGGAATTGCCGAAAACGGACTGCATAAACAATGCATAAATCAGGGGTGAATTTGCATAGCTGTTTTATTGTTCCAAACGGCCATTTTTGAGGCTTATTGCTGCTTTCCGAGTGCGGCCCATACGCCCAAGTCGCCCTCACTGGTGATGTAGCCATCAAGCGAGTAACGCACCGCATCCCACATGTGATTGTGCTTGTCCAGAACGACGGGGAGCACTTCACCTGTCATACGGTCGGTTTTGTACGAATAGAGACGTGCCTCATCGGCCATGTGCTTGCAGCGCTCATGGATGATGATTTCTTCAAAACCTTTCAGATACGCGATACCGTCTTCAACACTACCAGGCCATTTAGCTGCAGCATCGATAACGAAACCTTGGCGGGATAAGTAACTGATCGTCTCAGGTCGGCTGCCATCGCCATGTATTGGCCATCTGCGAGCTAATGGAATGCCGGGATACTTTTTCTCATCACCGGTTTTCCACTGGCTTAACTGATCGGCCGTTGCGCCCTCCTTCCCTGCGTAGAACTTCCACAGGTCGTCCAGCTCAACGCCTACGCCATATGCTTCATACTCGATATAGAGTTTTCGGCCGATAATGAAACAGCGCACCAAGGTGGATGGGTCGTTCGCGAAACCGAAGTCCGCACCGAAGAACAACCGATCCGCTTCACGCCAGAGCTCATCAGAAAAAGCTTCTACGCGATATTTGCCAGAGAAGATCACCGCTTCACTGATGGCTCGCGGCATCCCTAACCAAATGTGTTCGTAGGCCTCAAAGTCAATGCGCTTGCAATACTCCATTTCCTGCCGGAGTACGTCCGGGAAAAAGGCGTTATCACAGTAGTTGACCTTGCGGACAATCACGCCACCATCCGGCGGATCTTCCTGGTGCCTGGTCATCAGCTTGTAGGTGGGGTCGCTCTCTTCTCGCGGGTTGAACGATACCCAGACTTCTGATTTGTTGGCACGAACCGTAGGGCCGAGAATATCCCAGCTATCCTGCGATACCGTCTGCGCTTCCTCTACCCAGCAAATTTTGATGCCGAACATCGATTTGATGGACTGAATATTGTTGCGGAGACCTTTGAAGGTAAATCGGGTGCCGTTCCGCCCGGTGATTTCGTTATTTTTTACTGTGTAGAAGTGATTGAGGCCCAGCGCATAAATCTCTGCCTCCAGCAGCGCCAGCACGGAATCACCGATTGAGTTTTGGAACTCACGCGCGCAGAGGATGATCATCGGGTCAATGGCGCCATGAATAACCAGGGCGCGCGCAATCTCTACCGACTTACCACCACCACGGCCGCCGAATGTCCAGCGCCAACGCACAGAACCGATCGGGGCGTCATACAGAACGTCTGTCGCCCAGTCACTACTAAAGGCATACAGAACGCCGTCAATTATGACTGGGCTGTCTGCTTTCCCTCGCGCAGCTTTTCCATATGAGCGGCCCAGACGTCAGCTGAGCAGTTCGCCGGTGTCACAATGCAAACTTTGCCGTAACTCAACCCAGCCAGATCGACGTTCACCTCGGTTTTATTCGTGCTCATGTCAATGCCGGTCAGTTGCGCGGCGTTCTTCACGTTTGGCGCGACCTGTCCGAATTTTTGATTTTTCAGCGCCTGCTGCGCGGATTTGTACGACAGCTCTGCCAAGTGGCCAGCGTTGAACGAAACCAGCAGAGCAGCATCGTTGCGCAGCTCCTTTACCCTGGCTTTTATATCCGGCCGGCGCAGTAACACTGAGGCCTGAGATTCTGCATTCGTTGGCGCGTAGCCCGCACAGACAGCAGCGTCTTTCCCCGGCATGCCCTGCGCAATATTTTGCGCAAACTGTTCGTGCTGAGGTTTTAACAGGCTTGGGTTTTCTTGGCGGTCGCCGGCTGCTTCACTACCAGTGGCAGGCTCACCGGCCTTAGGCGCAGTTGGGGTTTGACTGTTTTGCGCAGTCTGCGCACTGCGCACTTTCTTCTGCGCAATTGGCTTTTTGATGTAGCGTCGCGCAGATGCATAATTAAGTCCCTGCGCTTCACACCAATCTTTCGGGGATACACCAGTTTTGGCATGCTCGGCGAGGAACTGGTCTTGCAACGCTCCCCAGTCCGGTTTTGCCATAACTCCTCCACAAACATTCAGCTATCAAGTTGGCTCTATCGTTTCAAACAGACGTCTTTGATGTAGTCCTGCAGTCCAGCTATTTGGCTGCGGGCTATTTCGATTCGCTCCCTGAGACGGTAATAATCCCGCTCAGCGGCGTCAGTAAGTCGGGGGCCGGTTGCATCAGCCACGCCGGCGGTGCCGGAGGTTGGGCACGTGGCGGAGAGCTGCAACTTGAGAGCACCAGCGGCAACAAGGCGCTGCAGATCATTAATCTGATTCTTGGCATCATTTAGTTCCTTGGTGCGGTGCTCATCGATAGCGGCCACCGCTCGTTGCGTGCTGTTCTGCCAGCCTATTTGTTCAGACAGTTGGCTATTGGATTTTCGAAGCTCTGCATTTTCAGAAAAAACCCGGAACAGGAACAGAGACGCCAGGAATAATCCCACCACCAGAATCAGAGCTGTGATCAACTTGGCTTTTAGCGTTAACATTTAGGATGCTCCAATTACATATCTCACGCTCAACCTCGCGCCGGTTAATCAGACCTTTCCAAACCTTGCCACCAGCTTTATTCCAACGCCGCATTTCGTCACAAGCACCTGAACTATCTCCGGCATTGAGTTTTTTCAACAGAGTGGAAGTTTCGAAAGCTTTAACACCAACGTTGTAGCTGAAACTAATCAGCGCGGCCTTTTGGTACTCGCTTGCGGGCACCTTGACTGATCGTTCAACAGAACGGGCGAAAGGCACCAGGTCTTTATCCAGTAGGGCTTTGCATTCAGCAGAGGTGTAGGTCTTGGTGGGTATAATGTCGGTGCCAGTGTGCCCGTAGCAGACTGTCAGCACACCTACTACATCACGATAAGGTTTGTACTCAACCCCCTCCAGAGAAGGAATGAGCACTGCAGCGATTGCCATGGCTCCACCAGCAAAAGCTCCGATAAGTCTTTTCTTTAACGTCGAAGATATCGCCATGTCATCCCTCAGCTCTGCGCATTGCTTCCGCCACTACTTCCACCGCTGCCGGACGCTCACCTTCTGGCTTAACTGAAACGCCGTGCAGGTAGTCCTGCATTATTTGAGTGCGGCGACGTTCCTCTGCTAAACGCTCTCGCTCTTCTTTCCGTTTGGCGTAGTACGTCTTGATCGTGAAGAAGGCTGATATCACTGCGCCAATGATGAATATGTAATCCTGCAGCGACAGCAACGAAAAGAAGCCGAGCAGTGCCGACCACCAGTACGGCAGGTTTGGGTTGTCTGGGTGCATTTTCATGACTCCACCTCCCGGTTATCGGGCTGTGCTGTAGGTAGGAATGGATCAGCCACCAGCCGTAAACGATTCGGCGATACGGGGTTTGCCAGGTGTGTGTCGGATGTTGGCTGGGGCTGAAATGCAAAAAGGCCACCCGAGGGCAGCCTTTGAAATCTTTGAATCCACCTTAACAATCAGACGGATTTCTAGTGTTAGGAAGATAATTACCCAGTTTTCGGAAAAAGTAAATAGCTCACGATAAAATAATGCACTATTTTTTAATGCGCTATGCAGTCACTCTCTGCAATGCAAGCTCTGCGTGGCTCTCTTCGCTTTCCAGTGTACGGATTAAACCGTCGTAGAATGGCTTAACAGTCTTGTCCCAGGTCGCCGGGGAAATGTCTGCTGTCACCTGCTGTATGGCTTCGAAAGCGCGGGATGCTGGTATCCGCTCATACCCACGGCCTGAACATCGCTTGCAGGTTCCTCTTACCGGCACACCCTGCTTCTCCGTCTCCTTCTTATCAACTGCTGTACCTCTGCCAGAGCAATCTCTGCAGGCTGTTGAAACCCAACCTTTCCCGTCGCAGTTTTTACACTTAACGCGAACAACCTCTCTAAATTCCCGCCGCACCTCGTACTCGGACGGTTTAAACCCTTTCACACCCCACTTCACCGACGCCTTTACGATTTCTTTTGCCGGGAACGGAGTGTGAACTTTGTTTGTAAACACTTCGGCCTCAATGAATCCAGTGCCAGAGCAGCAATCACAGGAAACCTCGCTCGCTGCACTGCGTGAGTAGTCCAGAAATGCGAAAACAGACATAACCAGAATAACCTTTTCTCTAATGTCGTCCTGTAGCTTTCTCAATGGTGCCACACGGATGGATTCCGCCATGCCCTTCTCTGCCAACAGCAACACAGCCTTAACCTTGTCTGCGTCGCTTACCCCCATTTTGCCAAGGAATGCGGATAGACCGAGCGCTGCCTGCGCCTGACACATGCCGACAGCCGCCATCAGATCGGTACCGGTCAAGGAGTCGGAGGCAGTGGCGCGCGGAGAATCACTAAACGTTGGCGATTTTGGTGCAAAGTATTTTGGAATCGACTCTAATCTCATGCTTTTTCTCCCACGGCTTCCGCCAATTGCTGCTGAATGCTTTTCAAAATTTCACTTGCTTGGTTGCGGATGCGTTCTGATTTCTTGTTGGGTGTTGAGAGCAGCAAAAGCTGCTCATTCAAATTGGTGATATTGATCAGCGCGTCGCAGACTTTTCTGTACTGTTGCCGGGTGATAGTGACCTGTTTCATGCAATTGCCCCTACGCCAAAAGAGAAGTCGAGGAACTCGAACAGCAGTTCAATCTGGCTGCCGTGCTCCGCTTCCCAAGCAGCAACATCGTCATGCAGTGCGTCATGACATTTCCGGCATAACGGGATAGTGAAAAAATCGTGGGCTTTGGTTCCCATTCCACCTTGCCCATGCCCGATGATGTGGTGAGGGTCATCAGAACGCGCACCGCAGCCGCAGCATGGCCTTGTCTTCACCCATCGGGTGTACTTGCTATCCTCGGCTCGGGTTCTTTTTGGACGCAGCATAAAGGCTCCTGGGACTTCTGCATCGACCTTGAAAACTTTCATTGCGGTCTTTGCCAGAATTTCTGTAGGTGCAGGCCCAACAGCCATTTCGGATTCCTTGCGTGCTCCAGATACCCTTACCGGGTTCGGGAGAGCTAAAAGCTCTGCTGATATCTCATTGGGGATCAGATCAACCACCCCGGAAATGGTCGCCCACAGAACAAGCTCCGGGATAGTTAACTGCCCTTCTGACTTGAGCCGCCATTTCGCAGTTTCAACAACCCAGCGCGCCATGTTCACGTTCGCTATTGCATCAAGCTTTGGTGATGTATGCCCGTCAGTCCTGTTGTCACAGCTCCAGCAGATACGCATAGCAGCGTTGCCATAACGACGCGTGGTCAGGTTGGATGAGTGGCTTTCGTTGGCGTATTGGCATTTGGTGAAACGCGTTGCCCAGGCTTCCATCGAGTTGATACCACCAGCAGCATTGATAACCCGCTCATGCTGAAAGAATGGCTGCAGGCGCGGGTCGTTCGCTATCTCATGCTCTACCTTCGGCAAAATCCCATCAGGCAGGTCTTTCATCTCGTCCGGCAGTGTTGATACCAGAACACGGCCCGTCAGGTGTGAGAGCAGCTCGCCACCAGCTTTGATCATCGCGATGCCCAGATCGCGCTGTACGTTAGATTTCACTATTGCTCTCATGCCTGCGCTCCTGCCATTGCGTATGCTCGGGTTAAAATTGGACGCCACATCTGGCGGGCCTTACTTTCGTCAACATTGCCAAAACCGTTTTTGCGTACCTGCTGCTGAGCTCGTTTTTCTGCTGCGTTAGCTGGCATTGCTGCATCACGGATTAAGCGGTCAAAGGACTCATCAAAATCTATCTCTGGGGCTTCACCAGTAGGGATGTCCTGACGTTGTTGTTCTACTGCATCGGCCATAGCTGCTTTGCGAATGCGCTGTACCTTCCAGGTGTTGGCCGCAGCCAGGTAGCCGCTGAAACGTACCGGGTCAAAAATCATCTTGGCACTGAGCATGTGTCCCATCGTTGGGTCGCCCAGCAGCAGGCTAGCGCGGTGTTCTGCAACCAGTTTCAACTCGTCCATGGTGTTTCCCTCCGCCAGGCGCTCTGTGATTTCTCTCAGGGTGTTAACCCGCTTCGGTGTCTTGCCGTTGATTTTCTCATTCAAAAAATCCAGCACTTCCCCAGCCATGCCCGATGTATCTGCCGCAGGTTGTTCACTCTGGGGGGCTACAGGGGGTTTTTCTTTTGGTTCAATGACTGGTTCAAAAGAGTGACTGGTTCTGGTGCCACCTGCTGGCATAGGGGGTGTGCTTTCTGACGGCATACCCTGTGCCTCCTGCTGGCACACCCCTGTGCTTTTTGGCGGCATAGGGCTATGCTTTTTGACGGCACAGGGGGCTGTGCTTTCTGACGACACAGGGGTATCCAGCGTCAGGTAATACAGGTTAGAGGTGTTACCTTTGCCGTTGTTAACACCCAAACGGTTCTCTTTGGTGATTAATCCCATCTTAATCAACGCCTCAATGTGCGCCCTCACAGCGCTTTTGCTGCACTCGCAGTGGTCAGCGACATGCTGATAGGAAGGCCAGCACTCGCCCTTGTCGTTAGCGTTGTCGGCTATCTTGATCAGCACCAGCTTGCGCAGTGGGTTACCCACTTTGATGCTCATAGCCTGCGCCATCAGGTTCATGCTCATACTTCGACTCGCTTAAATTTCTCTTTAAATCGCTCAAGTGGCTGCATGCATTCATACGGGTAGCCCTCTCGCATAAAAATCACCTGTTGCTCAGCCCGATCCCACCGAATGACGGTCACGCGTTTACCGTGATCATCAAGGTATTTCCGGTTTAATGGCACAGAGTGATTAGTTGTCATGGAGTTCTTTCATCTCGAAACGACCGAGGCGCGGGTGATACCAGTATTTGCTTCTACAGGCCCGCGTGGACGTCTTCCGCACCTCACTGAGTGCAGATAGAAAGTCATCCTCTTTGGCTACCGTCGCGTTCGTCAGGATGCCGCCAGGAGCGTTAAAGGGGATTTTCTTACTGGGAACATGAAATGAGCAGATCAGCGCACGAACCTTGCTATCAGACAGCCCAGACAAAGCCACCAAGTTGCGCACCGTCTGCCAGCCAGGAGGAATAGCGCCAGTTGAGATTTCCTCTATCTGCTGAGTTACACCATTGACCTGCTGCTGCAACGCCTGCATCTGGCGTTGCTGTTGCGCAGCGTTCGTAGCCATAGCGGCTATCATTTCCATTTCAGTTAGAACTGATGGGGCCTGTACTGCGTCAAACGTGCGGATCACCTTCAGGTTGAAGGTCGCGCTAATCCACATGGCGTATGAGTAAACGAGCTCTTTGCAGGCATAGCTGCCCTGCTCTAATCCGCCACGAATAACGTTAATTGGTTGATTTTCAATCGAGGGAGGAATTCCCCCCTCGGTCAAAAGGCGCACCAACTCCTGCGTTTGCTGCGTCGCAAACCAATATTTCGGCTTATGTCTTTCTTCGCCACCAGCAGCACGATGCAAGTCATTCAGGCAGTAACGCCCTACGGCATCTTGACGAATGGCGGTCTTTTCAATCACAATCAGGTTGTTCATAGCAGAACTCCAAATCAGATTAGTGAAGGCCGTGCAGCTGTAACTGCTCGGCTTTTTGCTTTCTTACCCGCCTTCTCTGGCTTTTCTTCCTTCGTACAACTCGCAAGCGCAAACTGCCTGGCACGGGTGAGACAGTCGTCGAATGCCATCCCCTTCCGGCTCGCCTGCGACATACGGCGATAGTGATCAGAACCATGATTTGCCCCCCCCCTGAGCGACTGCCTCGCTGAACCCTTCAGCCACCAGTTGTCGCTTGATGTTGTCGTAAACAAAAGTGTCCCAGGCCATAAAGCCCCCTATTCCGTCTTTGGTTCCCGGATGCCTTCCAGCATTGAGATCAGCTTTTTTGCCACCTCTCCGGTAAGCACCACGTTTTGCTCGCACCCTGCTGGAGTAACGCAGCCTGCTGGCAGGCCAAGCTGGGAAATCAAGCGGCAGGCCAAACCCACCAGCCTTACCTTCTCCCGGCTCAGCCCTGATGGATGAATACCCATATCGAGTGCCAGCGGCTTGTTACCGCGCAAAATTGCCTCTTTGTGAAAGAAGCTCTCCAGCAACTCAGGTTTGCAGTTGATACGTACTGAATTGCGACTTGTTGCGATTGATTCCATTTACAATTTCCGTTGTCTTACAGTGATGGTTGAAAGTGCTGTTAAGCTGAAAGTTTGGCTTTCCCATACATCAGCCATTGAGCTGTACATTTGAGAGCGGATGAGATTTCCAATAGATTTCTCGGCCTCTTTGTTTCTCCAGCTTCAAGTTGTTGATATGACTGCTGGGTAATGCCCGCTAACTCCGCGACTTCAGCTTGCGTAAGCCCAAGCTCAATTCGCCGTGACTTAGCTCGATTAGAAATGGTGTTACCTGTATTCATCTCTTCCTCCTACAGTTTTATCTGTATTGTTCTACAGGCAAGCCTGTTTGTCAAATACAGTATTTGCTGTGAAGATTTGTTCTAGTTATTTTTAGTGGAGAGGGCTATGAGCCTCGCGGAACGGGTCAAAGCAAGGCGTGAAGCACTGAATATCACGCAAACTGAATTGGCTGATTTAGTAGGGATCCGGCAGCAATCCATTGCCAGCATTGAAAATGGGGAAACAAAGAACCCTAGGAAAATATTTGAGCTTTCACAGGCTCTGAAATGTTCAATGCAGTGGCTTAAGACCGGGATCCAAGAGTCAAATGCCACACAATTAGAAGGCGTGTCTCTCTGGACTGATGATGATGAAGTTGATGACGATGACGTCTACTTGCCATTCTTTAAAGAGGCACAGCTAGCGGCAGGGAATGGCAGAGTGGTAGAACTTGATTGTGACGGTAGGAAATTAAAATTTTCATTACGCAGCTTGAAAAAACTCGGTGTTAAGCCTGAAGAAGCCGCATGCATGTCTGTTTGGGGCAATAGCATGGAGCCAGTGTTACCAGATGGTGCTACCGTCGCTATTAATACAGGTAACACAGAGATTAAAGACGGAAAAATTTATGCATTGGATCATGAAGGAATGGCTAGGGTTAAGATTATGTATCGCTTACCTGGCGGCGGCGTAAGGCTTCGATCATTCAATACGGAAGAGTTTCCTGATGAAGTTTATTCAGGCGAAGAGAGCAACAAGATCAGAGTAGTAGGCGCCGTATTTTGGTATGGCGTGACAATCGGCTAACTTCCCCCCTTCTCAATTAAAACAACCTCGCTTCGGCGGGGTTTTTTTATGCCAAAAATTCAAACTTTATTCTGTTCAAAATCATCCAATTACATCAAAAGCTGTAAAAATAACAGTTTTGACTGTTTACGAAATACAGTTTTGCCTGTACATTCATCCCATCGACAGCAACAACGTCACCGGCAGGAAGCCAAACAGGTAAGACGCCCAGGGGTGAGCGATGTAATCACTCCCCGGCCCCGAGAGGGATCGACCGGAGACGTTCTTTAGGGAAAGAGTGAACTTATAAAGCGTCCTGTGGGGCGCTTCATTAAGACCACTGAGGAGTAACGTTATGGGATGCGATATCCATTTGTACAGAGAGAGGCAGGTTGGCGGTCAGTGGGTGACCGCTGACGTTTGGGAAGAAGATGATGACGGCGAGGGGGGAACTTACTCAGAAGTCCCATGGGAAAACAGATTCACAGACCGGAACTACAAGTTATTCGGCCTGCTGAGTAAAGGCGTCAGGGCTGATTATCCCTTCTCTTTCGAGCCGCGTGGGTTGCCGTTCAATGCCTGCGCTCAGGTTGAAGCCAATAGTGAGCGCTGGGGTATCGACGGTCACTCACACAGTTATCTGTACCTGCACGAGTTGAAGGATATGCGGGAGTTAATGAAGGTCGCGACCATTAAGGTCAGCGGCATGATGGACCGCAATCAACTGACGGCACTGCGTGCGTCTATTGCATCAGGAAAGCCGAATTGGGGCCAGCTTTACCCTTATTGCCAATGGGCGGGACTTGATAGCTACGAAGAGTTCGAAATCGACGTACCGGCTGACTTCATAATCGGCAGCAGCATGGACGAGATTATCGCCTTATTCGACGGTATCGATGGCGACAACCACCGGATCGTTTTCTGGTTCGATAACTAACACCCACCGCGCCCTACGGGGCGCACTGAGGCAATCATGACATTCAATCAAATCGTTTGGCTGGGCGTGGTTGTCATCTGCGTCGCGTTCTGGTCGGTAATTGGCATTCTCATCGCCGGGTAATACCGGCGTCTCACTTATCTGGTGGCGCATCATTCCGGTTCTAATTTTAACCCACACAGTATAAATCCCCGGTTCGGTGCGCCACCAGGTGCGTGAGTCATCACAAGCCTGCTCAGTACCACTTCCCTTGTTACATCCTTTGCCCCGCTAGCCGGGGCTCTTTTTTACATCAATAAAGGCCACTGCCCTGCTCCAGAGTGCTGGAACCGTAGGGAAACCGAGCGCGCGCATCAACTCAGGCAGTGCCTTTATCCATGTAATTTTCTTTGAGAGGACATGTCATGCATACCATTGCCCAGATCACCTGTGAGCACTGCAGAAAGCAGCGCGAAAGAACAGAGTGCAAATTTGTGACCGTTCAGCGTTGGGAAGGCGGCAGATATAAAAACATGAGCATTCTGGTGTGTACAGACACCTGCGCCAGCTTCTACGTCACCCGCAACAACATTAAAACCCTGCAGCGCCGCCTGCACACAATGCAGCGGAGGCCAGCATGGTAACGCTCAACGCTCGCATCCAGCATAAGTATGACCTCACCGGGGGCGATTTCGCCCCTAAACGCCACCACGGCAAACACCTCTTTTACCTTCTCATTTTTACCTTGTGCTTGCTCACCGCTGGCGCTGTTTGGAGTTAATCATGGAAAAGAAACCTCTCCCGCCGAGCCTGTGCGAACCGCGTTACCACATTGGCACCATCGTGAATTACTCAGATCACCGGGGTAAGGATGTTCAGGGCCAGATAGTCACCGCCTGCGCACGCTGGACGGGATTTAAAGACGGTTCGGCGTATGTCCTGACGTATGCCATTACCCACCCTTCAAGCAGCCGCCTGCAGCACCACAGCGAAAGCACAATCCACGGAGAGGTTGAATAACCAATGGCTAACTCATTTAAGCAGATGTTCAACAACGGCACTATCAAGCGTCCTGATGGCCGCATGACGATGCTTCTGGATGACATTCACGTCCAGGAGGGGTTTAACAAGCGAGTAGAAAACGAACACACCCTGGCGGAAGACGAAAAACTTTTTCAGCACCTTATGAAGGGTAAGCAAGTCCCGCCGTTAGAAGTCAGGCCGCGTGATGATGGCGGTGTTTGGGTCGTAGAAGGCCACCGCCGTCGCCGTGCATATAGTCGCTGCCGTGACGCTGGCAAGCCGATACAACGCATACAGATAATTCAATTTACCGGGAACGATGTAGAGCGCATCGCTCGCATCATGAACAGCAACACCCAGTTACCGCTATCACCTTATGAGCAATCGCTCGTCGTCAAAGAGCTGGCAGGGTTCAACCTTTCTCCTGATGAAATCGCTGCCCTGGTCGGCAAGAGCCGCGCAACGGTCGATAAGCTGCTGGCATTCAGCCAGGCAAATCACGACGTTCAGACGCTCGTTAGAGAAGGCTCCGTTGCCGTTGATGCTGCTGTAGACCGTGTGAAAGAGCACGGCGAAGCAGCGGGGAAAGTTCTTGCCGTTGACGTCGAAAAGGCAAAGAAAGCAGGCAAAAAGAAGGTCACCAAGTCCTTTATCACTCCCTTATTCAGCGCCACCCGCGCACGCAGATTATGCGAACTGCTCTATGACGCCTCGCCAATGCTCCGCGAAGAGGGAGACGTTCTGCTGCTCACACCGGGAACCAGAGAGGAAATAAACAAGATCCTCAACGAGTACCGGCAACAGAACCCAGCCCAGGAGTCCATCGATGATCAAGCGCTTTAATCCTGACTTTTCGTTGAGCATTTCTCATGAACTCGCTTACATGCGTGAAACCCAGGAGGGCGGCTACGTGGCGCACGGTGACTATGCAACGTTGTTTTCTGAACTGGAATTGGTGAAGGCTGATCGCGACGCGCTGGAACGCCAGCTTTTAATTTCGGAAGCCAAATGCAAAGGGTACTTTTCTGATGCTGCGACTGCGCTGATCAAGTGCGATGCGCTGGCTGTGGAGAATGGGCAACTCAGAGAAATGAACAGCCGCCTGTGCGCTGAGCTGCAGGAGTATGAGAGCGATAACGATGATTTCGGACCAGTACCTCAGTCGGTTGTTAACTGCTTCGCACTGCTCACTCCCAACACTGACGCCGCCCTTGCCGCTATCGAAGCTCGGGGAGTGGAGAAGTTTGCTGACTTCCTCGGCAAAAAATATCAATGCGAGAAAGGAGCCACTGCTAGAGCAAAGGCACTTAAGCACATCGTGTTCCTGTCTTGCCGATTCGCCGCCGAGCTGCGGGAGGCCAAATGAAAGTCACTGAAACCAAAGTTCAGAGCCTCGAAATCACCGAAGTCGAACGCCTCGACCCTATCCGCGTTATGGCTGAGAACTACGAGCCAGGACGCGGGAGAATCACGATCACCTGTTACGGAAAGGCATGGACATCAGCGTGGTTTGCGATGGGTGGTGACACCGTGCAGGCGTTCTTCATTCGCGTGTCGAATGACTATCTGATCGACAACTTCGCACCACAAATGCAGAGCGAGGTTGATGACGACAACGACGCCAATACTGAGTTTGTTAAATCTGAAATCTGCAAGCTGCGTCGTGATGGTGAAATCGATAAAGATAAGGCGCGGGACATGTGGGATTCCGCAGAGTGCAGCGATGACGTTAAGACGGATTGCTGCTCATGGAGCAACGGCTCCGTGCTTCTTGAGCTACTTGGTGACGATCCCTACTACGCCAAATGGCCTACCGTCCCTAACCACGAATACCAATACCTTGAGCGCATTCTGGATGCTGTACGTGAAGCACTGAAGCAAGTGGAGGCCAAATGAAAGAGCGCCCAGTGATGCCTGACAATAAAATCGCTCAGCTCATTCACGCAGATTGCATGGAGACCATGAAACATATCGCCGATGGATCTGTTGATATGGTTTTGTGCGACATACCGTATGGAGAGGTAACACAGAAAAGCAGCGGCCTTCGCCTTCTTGATCGCGGAAAGGCTGATGAGTGCAGCATAGATCTTAAGGCGATGGCTGATGAATTCAATCGCATTTGCAATGGAACTATTTACGCATTTTGCGGAACAGAGCAAATCAGCACTTTAGTAGGCCACTTTAAACGCCACGGCATGACAACGCGAGTATGTGCATGGGAAAAAACCAATCCCAGCCCAATGAATGGGAAGCGATTATGGCTGAGTGGTCTTGAATTCTGCGTATTTGCCAGAAAGCCAAATGCGACATTTAACGAGCATTGTAAAAAAGCGCTGTGGCAATTCCCATCCGGACGCTCGAAAATTCATCCAACTGAAAAACCTGTCAAATTAATGGAGCGCCTAATACTCGCGTCAAGCAATCCTGGTGATGTGGTGCTTGATAACTGCATGGGGAGCGGAACAACAGGAGTTGCCTGTGCCAATACCGGGCGCAGATTCATAGGTATCGAAATAGACAAGATGTATTTCGAATTGGCACGCAGTCGGATTTTCGGTGAATTAGTCGAGGAGGCCCAGCATGGCTAAGCGTAAGAGCAACAGAGCGGCCCCACACGTCGATCCAAACTGGCCCAAGTGCCACTTCAAAACAATGACGCTACACGAATCTGATTCCGATATGAGCGGCAATAGTGACGGTTTTCAGTGCGATCACTGTGGCCATGAAGTTGGATTGGTTGAATGGCTTAAAGCCCAGGAGAAAGCATTATGAGCAGCAAAAAATATTGCTACCGGTATGTGGACGGCAACGACAGTCAAGGCCGACCGATCGTCATGCTGTGGGAGCGAGTTATTCTGCGCGAAACCGAAAAGACCTTCTGGCACGTTCACGATATGCCGCTCATGTCACTTGAGAACATGCGCCAGTATCACTCCAGACCAGGCAATAAGCAGGTTAAACGCTGCCTGAAAAATGCGGCTCGCTCCGGATACCATCTGACCAAAGAACAGGCAATGCAGGCGTTTATCTACCGCAAGGCGTTCCAGCTCAATCGTATTTGGTTGACTGCTGAAACCGTCGAACTTTGTCTGAAAGGGCTTCAAGGCGCTGGCCATATTCGCAATGTAAGCCTTGATGATGGCCTGCAGATCAATCGTCACGGAGAGGTTGTCAGCGTTCCTAACAGTGAATTTCTGGCCTCTGAGCAGCCTGGGCCAATCGCATCAAATTACAGCTGGGGTGAGTACTGATGGACAATAAGCTGAGCGAACTGAGCAAGCCGGTAAATATATTCATTGATGGTAAACCTCTCTACTCGCAAGAGTACGTATCCGCCCTGCTACAGGACATCTCAACTCTGGAACAGGTTCTGCGGCACATCCACGGTGCAGCGCTCGACATAACCGTCCCCAGAGCGGCAATAGCCAAAGCCGCTGAATACGCTACCAAGAAGGAAAATCGCAATGGATAAATTCAGCGGACTGAAAGCAATCGCAGAGAAAGCCAAAGAATTGGGCGGCATTAACAACTACAAGAAGGGGAAGGATGCTGTTGCTGCATTTCAAGCCGCAGCAACCCCTGCCGCCATTCTCGCCCTGCTGGCAGAGCTGGAAGCGTCAAAAACAAATGCCGAATATTATAAATCAGCATTTGAAGAACAGCGCGACCATGCCGATCAGTTAGAAAAGCGGCTGGCTACGCCGGTGCGGTTGCCTGAGTTATGCGGTGATGGCGAGAACGACAACGAATACACCGAAGGGCTTAATGACGGAATAAACCAAAGCGCCAAGGCTATCCGCGCCGCTGGCTTCACCGTAGAGGGGGATGAGTAGATGGCAAAGCCAATCGTCAAAACGACAACCAGCGCAAAGGTAACGCTGACTCTTGAGCTGACAAACCTCGGCTCATGGGGGCCTGATTGCCAAATTGATCAGGTATACCGGCAGGCTCTGGCGCAAGCCGTTGGCAAATTGGGCAGGCTGTTTGAAGGGCAGCGCGATTTACGGATTGTAGGTCGGCCAATCGTGCAAGCCATCACTACAGATACCGAGGTGAAGAATGGCTGAACTAACCACTGCAGAAAAGAAATGGGTAAATGACGTGCAGAAGGTGCTGAACCGCTGCCCGTCAAAGCGCCTGGGATTCGCAACTGCTGGCGATCACGACATCACTGTTTACGACAGCAGTTTTAGCGATGCTATTTTCGTGGTTATAGAGCACGAGGGCGGGGACTACATTCCTACCGCAACTAAACTCGGTGCCGTATTTGGGGTTATTAACTTCCCGGCCCCGGTCGAATCAACAGCAGCTTAAGGGGGATGCATGACACAGACACTAACGACTGATCGGTTGAAACAGATTACCGACGCGATATCGGCAGAGCCACACGATTACGAATCAATCTACGACTCTATCAAGCATGGCGAAATTGCTGCAATGGCCCGCGAACTCCTGGCTAACAGGGAGGCGCAGCCGGTGGCGTATATCGGTGCTCAAATGCTAGAGGATTTAACCGATGGGGCGCGGAGTTGCGGTCGTGTTTGGGTAAGATCTAAAGACGAACTTAGCGCAGATGACAGATTGGCGCTCTACACCGCCCCGCCAGCGACAGCAGTGGTAAAGCTTCCGACCGAGTTCTACAGCGATGAAGGAGTTGTGGTTCGATTGGAAGAAGTAATGGCCGCACTGGCCTTGGTCGGGGTGAAATACGAACGCAAGGGTAACGCCTGCCGCGCCGCAATGCTGGCTCAACCTGTTAGCCAGGGCAAGTTGCCGGACAACGTGCGCGAAGCTCTTGTGCTGGCGTTACAGGCTATGGAATTTATGGGCGACACGCTGAATAACATCGACGCGGTATGCACCGAAGATGTTGAGTATGTGACTCCAGCCTTCACGGCGGTACGCGGGTTGCTGGCAGCAGCACCGGAGGGCGGCAATTGACTCCCGCTCAACCATAATTATACTGTATGCATAAACAGTATTTTCATGGTGTGCATTATGGGCTCAAAAGAACTCGGCTATCAAATCGTCTATCGCGGCGAATCACTTCCCCATTTCGTAGACGGTGGCTGGGTGTTCTTCCAGCGCCTAAAGGAGTACGGCGGCGGCTACTGGCTGGGACGCACATACAACGATGCGTTCATATTCGGACTTGAGCGGCCTACGTCTCTATTTGAAGGTATCCAATTCATCCTAGCGTCAAGGTCAGTCGAGCGAAACGCAGATAAGTTTGACGACGATTTCACCCTCTTCTAAGAAGGAATCCACACGTTGCTGCTTATGCCAGACGACAACGAAATACTCGCAAGGCTCAGCGCTACCGGCTCCACACCTGATTCAGTTGCAAACCTTCTCCGCTGTGCCGGTTACAGCGGCATGACTGGCATAGCCATACGCAGACGGCTGATCAGGCTGGAAAAGGAAAAGGCCGTTGAGCGAGTTCGCCGCCCAGACATCAAAAAAATCTGCTGGGCCCCAATCACAAAATAACACTTCCCCGCCGGACACAATGAAACCTCGAATTCCACAACGAATCAGCATCAAAGCTGAGGGGGTTCTATGCGCCTATAAGGCTGGCAAAAAGACGCCCGTACGAACCTACCAACACAATCATTTAACGCTGCCAGTGGCCCGCTGCTGGCGTTTGCTTTCAAAGGACAACGGCCATTCATGGGAGGTCATGTCCCATGAGCGCTACAACAACCAGATAAGGATCTGAATATGACCAATTGTGAGTTACTAAAACACCTGGTTAAAGACGGTGGCAGTTATACCTGCAGCGAACTTCGCACACATCTTAATGCTGTTTTCCCCGGAGAAAATATTGATGTGAAGCGCACCCGCACGTTACGCGCCGCAATGGTTAACTCATGCTTTGTGAAATGCGAATGGGCTCATGTTGGGAAAGGAGAGAAATCAATCAAAGTGGTCAGTGTCGATCCGCGATTTGGTGACTACGCAAGAGCAAAACCAAAGGGTATTCAGCAGAAAATCACTGATAGCTATCTACGCAGCGAACCGCCAGAAGTGGTACGCCAAATGCTGCTCGTCCAGCAATTCAACAAGCTGCTCGCACCAGTAACTCACCAGCGCGCCTACTAATACCGGAGCATCATCATGACATTTGGATATAAAAACTTAGCGCACCAGGCCGCTGAGGCAGAACGCCGTGCCCAATATTCCGACGCGGCCAGTATTTGGCTTAAAGCATTCGAAGTGGCTCGGGTAGTCGATGTTACATGGGTACAAACCCGCATCGATTTTTGCGTCAACGCGGCATCGCGGAACTGGGGTAGATAAAATGCATCCTGTCGCTGATACCGGCAGCATTCAGAAAAACCTTCTCCGTAGCACAGCAAGAGAACTACTGAACGAATTCGAATCCCCCACCAACAAATTCACCTTTCGACAGCTACTCGACAAACACGCAGTGAAAATCGCTCCCTATTGGCCTAAGCATCCACCGGCATGGCTGCGGCTTAACTGTGAGGTTCATAGAGTACGAGAAGGGAAATAACAGAGGCATAGATGGATAAATACAGCCTTACAAGGGATGAGGCTTGCGCTTTCCTGGGAGTGTCCGCGCCAACCCTAACCGCGTGGATTCGCTCAGGAAGGTTATCAGCCACCCGCAAAGATCCGACCAAGTCAAAATCCCCTTACTTAATAACCCGACAAGCCTGTATTGCCGCGCTTAGCAATCCGATCCACACTGTGCCGGTGAGCGCGGATGATGCACATGAGGAGAAAGCACCATGTCATTATTCCGCCGTGGAGAAATCTGGTACGGCAGTTACACGTCGCCAAGCGGCAAGCGAATTAAGGAATCGCTTGGGACATCGGACAGACGCCAGGCGCAGGAGCTGCACGACCGTAGAAAAGCTGAACTTTGGAGAATAGAGCGTTTGGGGGACTTCCCGAATGTGACATTTGAAGAGGCTTGCTTGCGCTGGTTAGAAGAAAAGGCGCACAAGAAATCACTCGATGCAGACAAGGGCCGGATTGGATTCTGGCTCATGCATTTTGAAGGGGTTTTATTGAAGGATATAACCGAGGCAAAAATCTATACCGCAGTTAGTCGCATGACCAATAGGAAGGCAGAGGAGCGCTGGCAGATGCGTGTTGATGCAATGGCTAAGAAAGGCATTGTGATACCGCCGCGAAAATCTGAAGCCGTTTCAACTTCAACAAAGGCTAAGCACCTTGCCTTGATGAAGGCACTTATGAGGGCTGCGGAAAGGGATTGGAAGTGGATAGAAAAGTCACCAGTGATCAAGGTGCCGCAGGAAAGAAATAAGCGAGTTCGGTGGCTCGAACCCGCTCAGGCACAACGATTAGTAGATGAGTGTCCAGAACCTCTTAAATCTACCGTTGAATTTGCACTAACCACTGGCCTCCGTCGCTCTAACATTATCGAACTTGCCTGGTCGCAGATCGATATGCAGCGCAAGGTGGCATGGATTTACCCAGAGGATAGCAAATCTGGCCGCGCGATAGGAGTCGCTCTCAACGACACCGCCTGCGCAGTTTTACGGCGACAGATTGGCAATCATCACAGATGGGTGTTTGTTCATAAAGATCCGGTGAGAAAAATGCGAGTCGATTCTAACACTGCTTGGCGAGCAGCATTAAAACGTGCTGGCATTGATGACTTCCGTTTTCATGACCTTCGCCATACTTGGGCAAGTTGGTTAATTCAGGCCGGTGTTCCATTATCAGCGCTGCAGGAAATGGGAGGATGGGAAAGCATTGAAATGGTTCAGCGATATGCACACTTAGCACCCAATCATTTAACTGAGCATGCGAGGCAGATAGATGCGATTTTTGGAGGCTTAGTCCCAAATCTGTCCCATGTAGAAATTGAGAAGCTTGGGTGA